TCGACGACACCGGGCACTGGGGCCACGGCGTGATCGATCAGCTCGACGTCGCCGGCATCCCGTACTTGCCGCTCGTCTACCACGCGAAGGCGAACCATCCGCGCTACAAGAACCGGCGCGCGGAGATGTATATCGAGGGCTCGAAGTGGCTGAAGCGCGGCGGCAAGCTCCCCGACGACCGCGAGCTGATCGGCGAGATGACCGCGATCACCTACACGTTCGACCAGGGCGCGTTCGTCATCGAGCCGAAGGATCAGATCAAGGCGCGGCTCGGGCGCTCCCCGGACAAGGCCGACGCGCTGATGCAGACGTTCGCGATCCCCGACATGCCGGCGTCGGCGTCGATGTCGTCGGTGCGTGGCGGCCCACGTGCGCGCACGATGGATGATCCTGACGCGCGCCAGAGCAGTCGCGAGCGCGCCGGCATCGGCCGCGCCACGACACTCGATGATGTGGAGGGCTGATGATCATCCGCGTTGCAGAACCTGGCGATCGCGAGCGGCTGCTCGAACTCACGCGCGAGTTCCTGGAGCTGACGCCGTACGGGATGATGTTCCCGCCGAAGCCGGGCCACCTCGAACGGCTGTTCGACGTCGTGGTCGAGCGCGGGGCGATCTGGTGCGCCGTCGACGACACCGATCGCGTCGTCGGCATGATCGCGGGCGTGATCGTTGAGCACATGCTGACCGGCTGGCCGTACCTCGAAGAAGTGATCTGGTTCGTCGAGAAACCGGCGCGTCCGAGCGGCGTCGGTACGCTGCTGCTCGATGCTATGGAAGAGTTCGCTACCACTAATGGGGCGGTTCTGGTTAAAATGCTCGCGCCCGCCGACAGCCCGGTGGGCGTCCTACTCGAACGCAAGCGGCAGTACACGAGAGTCGAGACCGCGTTCATGCGGATGTTGGCTCGGCCCACGCGCACGGAGCCGAAGGTGATCGAGGTGAGCGAGGGCGATCTCGATGGCCGTCTTCAGCGCGCTGTTCGGAGGCAGTGACGACGTGGCAAAGCGTACCGGCAGCTCCGCTTCCGCTCGCGCGACCGGCAACACGCCGGCGGCCGCTGACCCGTCGCCTCGTGGCGCGTTCGGTCGACGGCGCCCGCCGGCCAGCGGTCAACAGCCTGGGGCGCCGCGGCCCGGGCCGTTCGGCCGCGATCGCAGCGGCTCCCGTCCGCGCCAGGGCCGTGAGCAGACCGGCACCGCGGTCCCCCGCACCGATCTGATCGGCGCCGCGATCCCGGAGCCCCCGCCGGCGCTCGGGGCCGATGCCGCGGCCGCTGCGCGCGCCGCCGCCCTGCGCGTGCGGAAGCGAGGCGCCGGCAGCTCCGCGCTCACCCGGCTGCGACCTGGCGGTGCGCCGAACCCGACGGCGGTGCTGCGCAAGACGGCACTCGTCGGCGGCGGGTACTGACGGTCGATGCCTGGCCGCACCTACGCCCCGTACGGAGGCAAGAGCAAGCGGGACTACTACGAGACGCTCTTCACGATGCTGCGCAGCGACCGCAGCTCGTACGATGCGCATTGGAGCGAACTCGGCGAGTGGATCTCCCCGAAGCGCGTGCGGTTCACCAGCTCCGATCGCAACCGCGGCGACAAACGCCGGCAGTCGATCATCGACTCGACCGCGAGCTTCGCGCACCGCACCCTGCAGAGCGGCATGCACGCCGGGCTCACCTCGCCGGCGCGCCCCTGGTTCAAGCTCGGGACACCGGACCCCGAGCTGGCGAAGTTCGGGCCCGTGAAGCAGTGGCTGCACGAAGTGACGCAGCGGATGTCGGCCGTCTTCGCGCAGAGCAACCTGTACAACGCGCTGCCGATCGTCTACGGCGACCTGGGGACGTTCGGGACGGCCGCGATGTGTGTCATCGAGGATGCGCGCGACCTGATGCGCTGCTACACGTACCCGATCGGCAGCTACGTACTCGCGCTCGACAGCCGCGGCCGCGCCAGCGTGTTCATTCGCGAGTTCGAGCTGACCGTGCGGCAGATCGTCGAGCAGTACGGCGGGCCCGACGGACAGCCGGTCGACGTCGGCGACGACATCGCCTGGGAGCACATCAGTCCCGAGGTGAAGGCCCTGTGGGACGAGGGCACGACCGAGCACACGATCCCGATGATGCACGCGATCGCGCCGAACCCGGAAGCCGACCCGGAGCGGCTCGACGCCAAGTACCTGCCGTGGACGAGCTGCCACTTCGAGCGCAACGTTGACCGGCAGAACGGCAACCAACGCGACCGCGTGCTGCGCGAGTCCGGGTTCCGCTCGTTCCCGATCCTGGCGCCGCGGTGGGACATCACCGGCGAAGACACGTACGGCACGGAGTGCCCCGGCATGATCGCGCTCGGCGACGCGAAGCAGCTCCAGCTCATGCAGCGCAAGAAGGCCCAGGCGCTCGCGAAAATGGTTGACCCCCCGCTGGTCGGGCCGACAGCCCTGAAGACGCAGAAGACGTCGCTGCTCCCCGGAGACGTCACCTACGTCGACCAGCGGGAGGGCATGAGCGGCTTGCGCTCGATCCACGAGATCGGGATCAACTTCGAGCACCTGGTCATGGACATCCGCGAGGTGCAGTACCGGATCCAGCGCGCGTACTACGAAGACTTGTTCCTGATGCTGGCGCAGAGCGACCCGCAGCGCGGCAGCCAGCCGATCACCGCGCGCGAAGTCGAGGAGCGCCACGAAGAGAAGCTGCTTGCGCTCGGGCCGGTCATCGAGCGCTCGAAGGACGAGCTGCACGATCCGCTGATCGATCGCTGTTACGACCTGATGGATGATGCCGGGCTCATTCCGCCGCCGCCCGAGGAGCTGCAGGGCGTGACGCTGCGCGTCGAGTACATCAGCATCATGCACCAGGCGCAGAAGCTGGTCGGCGTCGTCGGCCAGGACCGGTTCCTGCAGACGATGCTGCCGCTCTACGAGCCGCACCCGGAGCTGCGCCACAAGATCGACGTGATGCGCATGGCCGACAACTACGCGGACATGCTCGGCGTCGACCCGAACACCGTCGTGCCGACCGAGGAAGCCGAGGAAGCCGCGGCCGCCGAAGCGCAGCAGGCCGCCATGGCGCAGAGCGCGGCGACCGCGAAGGATCTCGCGAGCGCGGCGCAGGGCGTCGGGCAGATCCCGATCGGCCAGGGCGACACCGTGCTCGATCGCGTGCTCTCGGGCGTCGGGGCGTAGCTGATGAAGCCGACGGGACAGCAACACGCCGCGGTGCGCAACGCCGCGGACCCGCAACAGGTCAAGCACGCCGCTCGCCTCGAACGGCGCCGGCTGCAGCGCAAAGGCGCGGCGCTGACCGCGGTGATGAAGACGTACGCCGGCCGCGAGTTCATGTGGGAGCACATCGGCGACTGCGGCGTCTACGCGAGCCCGTTCGACAACAACGGGTCGCGGACGTACTTCAATATCGGGCGCAGTGACGTCGGCCGCGAGCTGATCGCGCAGCTCGTGACGACCTGCCCGGACGAGTACCTGCTGATGGAGCGGGAAGCACGGGCCCGCGAAGCCACCGAGCAGGGAGAGATCGACGCGAGCCACACCGCCCGCGCCGACACGCAGGAAGGAACGACCAATGGCTGACGACAAGAAGTCGGATCAGGGTCAACCGAACTCCGACGACAAGAAAACCGCGCTCGGCAAGACCGACGACGCGGCGAAGGACGATGCGAAGAAGGACGACACGAAAGACGACAAGTCCGGCGACGAGGGCAAAGACAAAGGGAGCAAGGCCGGGGACGCAGATGCGAAACCGAAGGCTCCCGACAAGTACGAGCTGAAGCGCCCGGACGACGCACTGTTCAGCGACGAGTACATCGCCCGCCATGAAGAGCGGGGGAAGAAGCTCGGGTTCTCGAATGAACAGCTCCAGGGCATCCTCGACGACGAGCAGTCGGCGCTGGATGCGATCGGTGAGCAGTTCACGAAAGAGGCCAAGGCCGATCGCGAGATCGGCGGTGCGAAGTACGAGGACACCCTGGGTCTGGCGCACAAGGGTCTGGAAGCGTTTCTGAAGGGCAGCCCGCGCGAAGAAGCGGACGCCATCATGTCGCTGCTAGAAACCAGTCGCTACGGCAACCACAAAGCGCTGATCCGCGCGTTCGCGCGGCTCGGCAAGCAGGTCCGCGAGGACAAACCCGACGCCGGCGGCAAAGGCGGCGGTCGCGAAGAGAAGTCGACCGCTGAAGTGCTGTACGGCAAGAAGTGATCGGGGCTCGCGCACCAGAAGCGGAGTCTGGACCGATGAAGTACTTCCGTTTGATCTACTGCGTCCTCGTGGCGCTCGTGGCGTTCACCGTCGAGCAGGCGCTCGTCGGGTCGCGCGGCGAGATCACGCTCGCGGCGGCGCTGTCGGTGAACGCCCTGACGCTCGCCGACTGGGCCAAGCGGCTCGACCCCGACGGCAAGATCGCGCGGATCGTCGAGCTGCTCATGCAAACGAACACGATCCTCACCGACATGCTGTGGAAGGAAGGCAACCTGCCGACCGGCCACCGCACGACGGTGCGCACGGCGCTGCCGGCGGCCGCCTGGCGTCTACTCAACCAGGGCATCACGCCGAGCAAGTCGACGACGGCGCAGATCGACGAGCAGGCCGGCATCCTCGAAGCCTGGTCGGAAGTCGACGTCGATCTCGCGAAGCTGAACGGCTCGGAGGGATCGTTCCGCCTGTCGGAGGCGAAGGCGTTCCTGGAAGCGATGAACCAGGAGATGGCGTCGACGCTGTTCTACGGCAACGCGGGTCTGGCGCCGGAGGAGTTCACCGGCCTGACCCCGCGCTACAACGTCGCGACCGGCGCGCTCGCCGACAACGTCATCAAGGCCGGCGGTGCGGGTGCGGACAACACGTCGATCTGGCTCGTGGCATGGGATGAGGAGACGATCTGCGGCATCTTCCCGAAGGGCAGCGCGGCGGGCCTGCAGCATGACGACTACGGCGAGACCACGGTCGAGACGACCGCGGGTGTCGGCGGCAACCGCATGCGCGCATTCCAGGAGCGCTGGCAGTGGAAGGCGGGCCTGGCGGTGAAGGACTACCGCTACGCGGTGCGGATCGGCAACATCGACGTCAGCGAGCTGGCCGGGGCGATGCCGCCCGACCTGATCGACATGATGGAGCAAGCCGAAGAGACGATCCCGAACGAACTCGGGCGCCGCGTGTTCTACATGAACCGCCGCGTGCGCCGCTTCCTGCGCAAGCAGTTCCGCACGGATGTGACGGCCGGCGGCGGGCTCACGTACGAGAACGTCGAAGGCAAGCGCGTCCTGATGTTCGGAATGACGCCGGTGCGGATCGTCGATGCGATCCTCAACACCGAAGCGCTCATCCCGTAGGGTTCCAGGGTTCGGTTTCTTTCAGAGGAGACGCTCATGTATCTCGACGCATTCGGCCGCGTGTCCAACGCGCAAGCGTTTGGCGCCGGCGCCGTGTCGGCCGACTCGGTCGATCTCGGCAACGTCACCCCGAAGCGGCAGGTCGGCACCGGTGAGCCGCTCGGCTTCGGGTTCGTCGTCACGACCGCGGCCACGGTCGCGGCCACCACGCTCGAAGTGATCTCCGCGACCGACGCGGCGCTCACCGCGGGCATCCTCGTCGAAGCGTCGGTGAGCATTCCGCTCGCCGATGCGGTCGCCGGCTTCTCGATCTTCGTCGCGTTCCCGCCGGGACGACCGCGTCAGCGCTTCGTCGGCATCCGCACCGCGACGGCCGGCGGCACGATCTCCGGCACCGCGTGGCTCACGGCGCAGTCGCTGTTCTCGATCCAGGCGCTCGCGTACGCGAAGGGCTTCGTCGTCTAACACACGACAGGCTGACCGTCGCCAGGGCGCGCCTCAACCCCGCGCCCTGGCTTTTCTCACGAGGGCACAATGGCCAAGACCACAGCAGGCAAGAAGACGCCCAGGTCGCCGGGCGCACAGCGCACACAGCGGACTGCCGCGGCCGCCGGGCGCGCGGTGACCGAACCAGCAGAGACCGGGCGCATCAGAGTGCGCGCGACGCAGATGGGGTTCTATGACCTGAAGCGCCGCCGCGCGGGCGACGTGTTCTTCATCAAGACCCGCGCGGAGTTCAGCCACCGCTGGATGGAGGTGGTGGGAAGAGGCACGCCGTTGAAAGAGACCGGCGCGCAGGAAGCGCTCGATCGCGAGCACGATCGCATCCTCGGGGGGACAGCGACGCGAAACCCGCACCCGGACGAGGACGACGACGACGACCAGGTCACGCAGTAACGCGGCAGCGGTGTGAGGGTCCGGTCTGCGCGCCGGGCCTTCGCGCTTCGAGGAGTGAGCGCCCATGCCCTTTATCGACTACGAGATCCATCTCAGCGACAAGGCTCTCGTGGCGCAGCTCCAGGCCGAGGCTGGCCGCGTTAATGTTCCCCGCAATGATCTGAACGGCGACCTGGTCTCGTTTCCAACGCTCCCCCTCGGGTCGCCACCGTTCGCGGGATCGCTCTTCGCCTCGCCGCAGCGCGCGGCCATCGAGTTTGGCGCGACGATCGTGCCCGTCGGCACGCAGAAGCCGCTGGCGCCGTACATCGCCTCGCCCTGGATCACCGATCTCGCGCAGACGTTCCCGCCGCTCGACCAGGACGAGCTGACGCTGCCCATCGGCGCGACGTTCTGGAATGTGGTGCTGACCTTCGAGGTGCAGATCACCTGGCGCGGGCGCTACGTGTACACGCCGGTCGAGCCGACCGAAGGCGGGGTGCCCGTCGGCCCGGGGGCGCCGCCGATCCAGAAGCTCATGTTCGCCGACGGCTTCGAGGTGCCGACCGCGGGCGCCGGCGGCAGCACGGGGGCATTCGCCGACAACGTCAGCGCCGAGGCATCGCGCCATCCGGGCGGGCTCGGGTTGATCTGCACGAACCCGGCCGGCGGCAGCGTCAAGACGCACGCGACCGACGAGATCCAGACCGGCATCATGCCGACGGAAGTCTGGCAGCGGTTCTACATGCGCCCGCGCGTGTTGCCGAGCGACGTGTACGAGTTCTGGCGCATCCATCTCACGGTGTCGTCCTCGCAGGGCGTCGCGCTCGCGCAGCTCCCGTCGGGGCAGATCGGCATCTACAACGTCGACCTGTCCAACGTGCGGACGCAGATGGCCGTCGCGACGGTGACCACGCCGACCGTCGACAAGTGGTGGAAGTTCGATGTGTTCGTGAAGAGCGGCGCCGGCAGCGAGCTGCGGCTGTTCATCAACGGGGTCCACCAGGTCACCATTACCGGCTTCCCCTCGAACGGCCTGGGCGGCGCCGGGTTCCTGCGGAACTCGGATCTCGGCAACCCGGGCGTCACGAGTCCGATCGTCTCGGCGCACTTCGACGACTGGACCTGCGCCGACTATCCGGGGACGTTCCAGGGGCTCGACTTCCTCAACGGCTCGAAGCTCGTGCGCCTCGACCCGATCGCCTACGGGCCCGGGCACGACGCGGTCGCCTGGCCGGGGGACATCGACGAGCTGCGCCAGCTCCCGGCGATCAACGCGCTCACGCCGGGCACGACGCATCAGTCGACGACGGCGCTCAGTCAGCTTGAAGCCGCACTCGACTGGGAGAAGGTCGCCAAAGATCCGCACGCGATCAACGGCGGCGTCATCGCGATCGTCTTCGGGGTCTTCAGCTCGGTCACCGCGGACCCGGACGACGGCACGCTGAGCTACAGCATCAACGGCGCCGCGATGGTCGACCTGGTGCTGAATGACGGAGTGTCGCTGGCGTGGAAGATCGCAGGCTACCTGCCGAGCGCGCTGACGCAGCCGGAGCAGCTCACGGGTCTGCTCGCCCGGTACACGAAGGCCAACGTCGGCACCAATGCGAACGTGCAGTCGCTGCAGGCGACCGCGGTCATGCTCGGCGTCTTCAGCGAAGAGGACATCATCCCCGAGGCCGGCATCCCGATCACGCCACCCGATCCGCCGACGGGGCTCCACAACCACTTCATGCTCGACTCGCCGTGGTCGCGGCACGGCGCCGCCCCGATCAGCCCGGTCATCATCAAGAGCGGGATCTACACGGGCAACGCCACGTCGCTGGAACTGCGTTTCAACGCCCCGGTGTCCTGGCTGTGGGTCCGTCGCGTCAGCAACCACGACAACGGCGCGCACTGGTTCTCGGGCATGTACTCGCCGACGAAGGGGATGCAGCAGCCCTACGACCCCGAGGCGTGGCTCGTGCCGTCGTGGGTGCCGTTCGATCCGCCGAACCCCGTTGACGGGTTCTTTGGCGAGTTCGTCGCGCGCATCGTGGGCAGCGATGCATCGAGCAACGCCGCCGGCGTCGACTACCAGTACATCGCGTTCATGGACCCGGGCATGCGGTTCTGCCTGTCGTTCCACGATCGGCTGCACAAGGGCACGGTCGACCAGGTCACGTCGCTGTGGGTGCCGACGTTCCTGCCGCAGGTCTTGTGGGGCCATCGGTTCACGCGCAGCGGCGCCGCGACGATCAACCACTACTTCAAAGGCATCGGGCACGGCGCCGAAGAGATCTCGCCGGTCAACCTGACGAAGATCGCGGCCGCGGTGAGCGTCGCGCAGGGATCGATCACGACGAAGAGCGCGTACCACCACGCTGGCGAGGAGTCGCACTTCTGCGCGTTCCGCATGAACGACGGCTCAGCCGACCCGGGCATCGAGCGCGTCGTGCGCATCGGGACGTACACCGGCGACGGCAGCGCCTCGCGCACGATCACGTTCGGCACCGGCGGCAAGCGGCCGATCTTCGTCTACGTGCAGCCGCACAACGGCGCCGGCTTCCAGCGCGACCCGAGTCACACCGGCACGACGTCGACGCAGGTCAACCCGGGCACCTCGAACGCGGCGACCGGGATCACCGCCGGCGGGATCGACACGTTCACCGTCGGGTCGGCGCTCAACACGAACGGCATCCAGTTCGACTACTTCGTCATCGTCGGCTGCGACACGGCCGGCAACGGCGGCTGGTCGGTGAACTGTGAGCACCAGCCGGTCACCCCGATCCCGCCGCCCGAGTGGCCGACGCCGCCCGGTCCCGAGCTGCCGCCCGAGCCTGTCGAGCCACCCGAGCCAGGGCCAGGCGGTCCTGGCGGGCCGGAGCCGCCTGGACCAGGCGGGGGCGACTTCGAGCAGTGTCCGACCGAGTCGCAGAAGATCTGCCAGCAGGCGCTCGCGTTCATCGGGATCACCGAGCCGATCGTGGACATCGTCACCGACAACACGCCGCAGGCGTACGGCTGCCGGTTGTTCTACGCCGACACGGCCAACGAAGCGCTGCGCGAGTTCCCCTGGGACTTCGCGACGAAGTACGCCGACCTGCAGTGGCTGTCAGGAACCGAGACGGTGCCGTTCAACCAGGACTGGCGGTACTCGTGGCGCGCGCCGAGCGATATGGTGTTCCCGCGGCGCCTGGTGCGACCGGAGTACGGCCGTCGCGCCGATCCCGATCCGCCGCCGTTCCGCCTGCACGGCCCGGACACGGCCGGTCGGCGCCTCGTGTCGAACTACACCGACCCGACGTACACCCCGACACTCGCCGCCCCGGTGCGCGTGCAGCTTGAGTACACGTATCGATCGACCTGCGTCGCCACCGCCGGCGATGATCTGTTCAAGCTCGCGTTCGCCTGGCTGCTCGCCTCGAAGCTGGCGCCCGGGTTGTCGCGCAATAAAATGACCGCGGCCGACTGCTGGACGATGTTCGCGCAGACCGTCGAGCGCGCCCGGACGATGAACGCGCGCGCGCAGCAGCAGGAACCGCCGCAGCTCGATCCCGACTGGATCCGAGGGCGCTAGATGGCGGCGCCCGAAACGATCTTCATCCGCTCCTTCGCCGGCGGTGAGCTGGCGCCCACGCTGGCCGCGCGTGCGGACCTGGCGCAGTACCAGATCGGCCTGCGCACGTGCCGCAACTTCGTCGTCCATCGGCACGGCGGCGTGTCGAACCGATCGGGCACCCGGTTCGCGAACGAAGCGAAGACGACGAGCTTCCACGTGCGGCTGATCCGCTACACGCACGAAGAGCCAGCAGAGTCGATCCTGATCGAGATGGGCATCGGGTACTTCCGCTTCTACCAGGGCGGGGCGCTGATCACGCTCGTGGGCGTCGCGGCCTGGAACATGGCGACGGCGTACGAGATCGGCGACATCGTCGTCGAGGGCGGCGTCAACTACTACTGCATCGCCGCGCACACCAACCAGCAGCCGCCGAACGCGATGTTCTGGTACGCGATGCCGGGCTCGATCCTGGAGGTGCCGCACCCGTTCACCAGTCCGAAGACGGTGAACTACGCGCAGAGCGGCCGCATTCTCACGTTCGTGCATCCCGACTTCGACGTCCACGATCTGGTGTTCCAGGATCTGACGCGGTGGGCGATCGTCAAGCTCGCGACCGCGCCGAAGGTCGCGGCGCCGCAGATGGTCGTGCTGACCCCGGGCGGCACGGGCGGCGGGCTGCGGGTCGGCTACGTGGTCACGGCCGCGCACCCGGACAGCTTCGAGGAGTCGCTGCCGTCGGCCCAGGTCGTGGAGAACAACGCGAACCCGGCCACCCCCGCGGCGCCGCACGTCATCGACTGGGCCGACGTGCTCACGCCACCGGTGACCGGTGACCCGAGCCCCGAGTACTACGTCTACAAAGACGACGCCGGCAACGGGACGTACGGCTTCATCGGCACGGTGACCGGCGCGAGCGTCTTCCGCGACATCGGCCTGGTGCCTGACTATTCGATCACGCCGGCGGGCGCGCGCACGCTCTTCGCGACGACCGACGAGCGCCCGAGCGCAGTGGCGTACTACCAGCAGCGCCGGTTCCTGGCCAACACGCGCGCGATCCCTGATGCCGTCTATGCGTCGCGCGTCGGGTTCCCGGACAACTACAACGTCAGCTCACCGCTGCAGGACGATGATCCGCTCACGTTCCGCATCGCCGGCAACAACGATCACGCGGTGCGGCACATTGTTGCGCTGAAGAACCTGCTGCTGATGACCGACGGCGGCGAGTGGCGGCTGACGACCGCGCCCGGCGTCCCGCTCACGCCGAGCAACCTGCCGCTCGACCAGGAGACCTACGTCGGGATCTCGCAGGCGGTGCGTCCCGTCGTCGTCGGGAACTCGGTGCTCTACCTGCAGGCGCGCGACTCGATCTTCCGCGACCTGGAGTTCAGCCAGCAGGTCGAGGGCCTGGCCGGGAAAGACCTGACGATCTTCGCGTCGCACCTGTTCGACGGGTTCACGTTTGTCTCAGCCGACTACGCGCAGACGCCCGACTCGACGTTGTGGTGCGTGCGCAGCGACGGCGGGCTGCTCGGGCTGACGTACCTGAAAGAGCAGCAGATCATGGGTTGGCATCGTCACGACACCGACGGCGGCGATGACTTCGAAGACGTCTGCGTGATCCCCGAGCCCGGCCAGGACGCGGTGTACGTCATCGTGCGACGCACGATCGGCGGCGGGTCGAAGCGCTACATCGAGCGGATCGAACCGCGCGCGTTCCTGCCGGCGGCGTTCGACACCGATGCGTTCTTCGTCGACAGCGGGCTGAGCTACAGCGGCGCCGCGGTCTCCAGCGTCTCGGGCCTGGACCACCTCGAAGGCCGCGAAGTCGACGTCGTGGCTGACGGCAGTTACGTCGGCCGCCGCACGGTGAGCGCCGGCGAGGTGTCGTTCGGCGTCCAGGCGACCAACGTCCACGTCGGCGTGCCGATCGTGGCCGAGATCGAGACGCTCGACGTCGACTCTCCCGGTACGTCGCTCCGGGATAAAGTGAAGCGACCGCAGGGGGCGAGTCTCGTCGTCGACCGCAGCAACACGACGTTCAAGATCGGCCCGTCCATTGCACAGCTCACCCCGGTGGCCCGTTCGCAGTTCGATGCCGTGGGCGACGAGTACAGCGGCATCATCGAGTGGAACCTCAAGGCGCGATGGGAGAAACCCATGCGCGTCTTTATCAGACAAGATCAGGCCCTCCCCCTGACGGTTCTCGGCGTGCTTCCGCTTGCCGAAGTGGGTGGGTGAGCGAGGTGCGCAGAAGATGGATGGTGGTGTCGTGTTCGACAACGAGTTCATCAAGTTCCTGGCGTCGCTCGGCGTGGGTGGCGCGATCGCCGGCCTGCTGTTCTACTTCTACCGGCGCGACGTGCGCTCGTACACCGAGCTGTGGAAAGAAACCGCGGCGATGCTGACGACCGCGCTGAAAGAGTCGACCGCGGCGCACGTGGAGAACTCGGCCACCAACCGCGAGATGAACGCGCTGATCGTGTCGCTGCATCGCCGCATGGACATCGAGGGGTGGCCGCGCTACGAGAGCGATCGCGATCGGCAGATCCGCGAAGAGCGCCAGAAGGAACGGCGCGATCGAGGAGGGCACTGACATGGCGGCGTTCACGGCGATCGCGCTCGGCGTCTCGGCGGGCCTGGGGATCTTCAACCAAGTCCGGGGTGGGAAAGCTGAGAAGAAAGCCGGCGAGGCTCAGCGCGCGGCCGCGGAGGCCCAAGCGGACCTGGCTGACTGGAACGCGAACGTCGCCGACCTGCAGGCGGCCGATGCGATCACCCGCGGCGCCGAAGAGGAGGCCCGCTTCCGCCAGGGCGTCAAGGGCATCATCGCCGCGCAGCGCGCCGGGTTCGCGGCCAGCAACGTCGACGTCAGCTTCGGATCGTCGCTCGACGTGCAGGCCGACGCGGCGTACCTCGGCGAGCTGGACGCGCTGACGATCCGCACCAACGCGGCGCGCGAAGCCTGGGGCTTCAAAGTCGAAGCTGAAGATCTGCGCCAGCGCGGCGTCATCGCCCGCCAGGAAGGCGTGATGCTCGAACGCGCCGCCGGCGAACGGGCGAAGCAGGCGTACGTGGGTGCCGCGTCGACGGCGCTCGGGACCGCGACGTCGCTGATCGGGCTGCGCTACGGCTTTGGCCGCACCACCGGGTCGGCGCCGCGCACGAACAACCCGTCGGTCGCCCGCTGATCGGAGACGCTGATGCCAGTCGTCCGTTACGGTCAACGTCAAGTCGCGCTACGCGGGCTCCCCGGCGCGCGTCGCACCGCAGCGCCCACCGCGCTGTCGCTCGGCGCTGGCGTCGAGGAGGAGCGCGCACGGACGGCGCAGACGATCGCCGGCGTCGCCATCCAGGGCACCAACATCGCGCTCGGGATGATCCAGGAGGAACAGAAGGCCGCCGACGAAGCCGCGTTCCTCGAAGCCAGCAACCGGTTCACCGAGCGGCTGAACGCCTGGCAGTTCGATCCCGACAGCGGCGCGTACACCAAGAAGGGAAAGGACGCGCAGGCGCTGCCCGACGAGTTCCGCGACGTCTTCACCCGCAACGCCAGTGAACTGGGCACCGGGCTCTCGAACGATCGGCAGCGCGCCATGTGGTCGCGCTGGCTCGCGCAGCAGCGCACGTCGATGGACCTGTCGGTCAAGCGCTACGTGTTCGACGAGGCCCAGGCGTACTACGCGGGTGAAGTGAAGTCGTCGCTGGAGAACGTGCGGTCGACCGCGATCGCCAACGCGAACGATCCGCGGAAAGTCGGCGAGACCCTGGCCTTCGGCGAAGAAGTGATCCGCACCAGCGCGTCGCGGCTGCGCCTCGGGCCCGAAGCGCAAGAGGCCGCGATCGCCGAGCTGCGCACGCAGGTCCACGAGGGCGTCATCGGCCGACTACTCGCGCAGGGCAAGACCGCCGGCGCCCAGGCGTACTTCGAGGAGCTGAAGGATCAGATCGCCGGCCCGTCGCTGGAGCGCATCGAGAAGGCGCTGGCCGAGGGCACGGTGCGCGAGCAGACGCAGCAGGCGCTCACGACGATCCTCGGCGACCCGACGCTCGACACGCTGGAGAAGCAGCGCAAGGCGGCGCGCGAGAAGTACTCGGGCGAGCTGGAGGATCGCGTGCTGCAGTCGCTCGAACACGAGGACCAGGTGCGCCGTGCCCGCGATCGCGAGCGCATCGAGACGATCATGGTGAACAGCAAGAACATCATCGATCGTACCGGCCGCTGGACCGACATTCCGCCGGCCGACTGGGCACAGCTCGACCCGGGCGAAGCCGGCGCGCTGAAGTCGTACGCTGAGCACAAGGCGCAGGGCATCGCGGTGAAGACCGACCCGGCGACGCTCTATCGGCTGAAGCTGATGTCGGTCGACGACGAAGCGACGTTCGTCCAGGAGAACCTGCTCAAGTACGCCGGCGTGCTGTCGTCGGCCGACCTGGAGCAGATGATGGATCTCCAGGTGTCGGTGAAGAAGGGCGACCGGAAGGAGATCGACGCGAAGACCGGATCGTTCCGCACGCGCCAGGAGCTGTTCGACGACACGATGCTGCTGCACGGGTTCGACCCGCGCGCCAAACCGGACAGCGCCGACGGCCGCGCGATCGCGCTCACGCGCGCGATGCTCGACCGCCGCGTCGAGGAGCTGCAGCGCGCGACCGGCAAGGAGCTGGCGAACGAGGAGATCCGCAGCATCCTCGACCGGCTGCTCAGCGAAAACGTCGAGGTGAAGGGCAGCCTGTGGGGCTCGACGACCAAGCCGCTGGTGCGCATCGAGACCGGCGACATCAGCACCAGCCGCCGGCGCGTGCTCGAAGAGACGCTGCGCAGTGTCGGCCGCACCGTCGACGACGCCAGCCTGATCCGCTTCGAAGCGGAAGTGCGCTCGCGCCTGGGCGGCGAGATCGGCGGCAACGCGGTCACGCGCATCCCGCGCCAGGACGTCATCGATCTCAGCGCGGCGCTCACGGCCGCCAAGCGCACGCCGACGCCTGACGCGATCGTCGGCCTGTACCTGCGCATGCTCGCTCAGGGTTCGGTGCGCTGATGGCGTTCGGCGTGCCCGATCCGATCCTGCCCGTCGAGGAAGACGAGCAGACCCCACCGCTGCAACAGCCGGCGATCCCGCCACCGCCGCCGCCGTCGCCTCGCTCGCCGACCTTCGAGGCCGCGCGGGCGCTGCTCGACGGCGATCGCCAGGCCGAGCAGCGCACGCTCAGGAAGGCGGAGATCGACAGCGCGCCGCTGGCGCCCGATCGGGCCGCGGACATCTTGCGGCTGTCACATCGCCTGGGCGTGCCCGCCCCGGTCGTCGAGCGGAACTACGACGACATGGTCAAGCGCGCGCGGCTGACCGAGACGCCGTACCAGGAGATCCGCGACACGGCGCCGGCGCTCACCTCGTGGGTGGCGCGCGATCCGTACCACGCGGCGATCGTGCGCGATGACGTCGAGGATCTCACCGCACTCGAACGGATCATTCGCATCCATCGCAATGTCGGGGGCTCGTTGGTCGCCGGCGTCCAGGGGTTCGGCCGCGGCGTGTGGGGCCTGGTGCAGCAGCTCGGCGAAGTCTCGCCGATCGTGGCCACGCCGTTTGGCCTGGTGCCCGGCGCGCCGCTCGCGCACTTCGCGAAGGGCGCCGCGGATGTCGCCGAGGCGATGCAGGATCAGTTCCGCGGCGAGCAAGTCGGCGCGGGGTTTGTCGAGCAGGCGATGTACAGCGGCATCGAGTCGATCGGCATGGCGGCGCCGTCGCTGCTGGTCGGTGTCGCCGCCGGCCCAGGCGCGTCACTCGCGCTGCTCGGGGCGGTGACCAGCGGCGAGGCGTACGCCGAAGCGCGGCAGCAGGGCGTCCCGGTCGATCGCGCGGTCCCGTACGCGGCCGCGCAGGGCGTCATCGAGGCGGTCACCGAGCGCATTCCATTGACGCGGCTGCTGAAAGACGTCGGCATGAAGGCGCCGATCGTGCAGACGATGGTCCATCAGCTCTTCCCCGAGCTGGTGGGCGAGAACATCGCGACCGTGCTGCAGGATCTGAACGACTGGGCGGTCCTGCCGAGCAACGCGCACAAGACGTTCAGCGACTACATCGCCGAGCGCCCGGCAGCCGCGGCGCAGACGACGATCGCGACGCTGACGATGATCGGCATCCAGACCGGCATGGCCCGCAGCGCGAAGACCGTGCTCGATCGGATCGCGGAGCGCGCGACCGAGTCACCGGTGGCCAAGCGATCGCCCGAGAAGTTCGGCGAGCTGGTGCAGCACATGGCCGAGGGCTCGCCGACGTCGACGGTGTATGCACCGGTCGAGGAGTTCACGCGGTACTTCCAGGCGCGCGGCGAAGACCCGGCGCAGAAGGCGCTCGAACTCACCGGCGATGCGACCGCGTACGAGACCGCGCGCGCGAGCGGCGCCGACCTGGCGATCCCGATCGGGCAGTACGCCGCGCAGATCGCGCCGAGCGAGCATCATGCGTTCTTCAGTCAGAACGTGCGACTCACGCCCGACGAGCCGACGGCGGTCGAGCTGGAGGGCATGCGCGAGCAACAGCAGCAGCTCGCGGCGTCGATCCAGGACGCGGTGAGCGCCGCGGCCGCGGGCACGGAGACGCCCGAGGCGGCCGGCTCCCCGATGCGTCAGGCGATCCTGGCGACGCTCGTCGCCGATGCCGGCTTCCACGCGATGGTGGCCAGCGCGAACGCCGACGCGCTCCAGGTGGCCAACACGTACGCGGCCGGCGTCGAGCAGGTCGTGACGAACCTGGCCGAGCGCGCCGGGGAAGACCCGATGGCGCTGCTCGACACCTACAACCTACAGATCGGCCCGCAGGGCACCAGGAATGGCGTCCGGGCGGCTCTGGCGGCGGTCCAGGGCGCCCAGGCGACCGCCCCCCCTGCCGAGCCCGCGGACCCCACGGAGGCCGCCCAGGAGGCCACCAGGACCGCCGCGGAGGGCGTGGTGCTGTTCCACCGGGCCCGGGCCGCCGGCGACGCGATCGCCCTGCCGGCCGGGTTCGAGCGCATCGCCCCGCACCTGTTGCCCGAGGAGCGCGCCGGCCTGCGCCGCGACGTGATGACGCGCGTGCTCGACGTCTTCAGCGATCTTCCGGGCGAGGCCGACTACATGGCGGCCGCGGTGGCCGGCAAAGCGAAACGCGGGTGGTACCAGCGCAGCGGCGCCGCGATCCGGCAGCTCTTCGGCGACGTCGACGCGCCGCGCTTCACGGCACTCTTGGCCGCGCTGTCGCCGAAGACCAGCGTCGAAGCGAACCTGTACAACGCGGTCAACACGTGGGCGAACTGGGTCGCGGAGGGACGCCCCACGAGCGAAGCCAAGATCCGGCGCATCCTCGATCGCAGTGTCCAGCAGAGCGAAGGCAAAGACAGTGTGCTGCCGTCGTGGATACCCAACACGGTGCGCGCGCTGGCCACCGAAGACGCGACGACGATCCAGCTCAGCGGGCCGAAGGTCAACCCGTTCATGTTGAACCTGCTTGGACATCAGCAGCAGGTCACCACGGACGCCTGGATGACAGTCTTCGCCGGCACGATGCACGCGGTGTTCGGCCGCGGGCTGTCGAAGTCGGCGCACGTCGCGCACGCCGCCAAGATCCGCCGCGTCGCCGATCGGCTCACGCGGATCAGCGGCGAGACCTGGACGCCGGCGGAGGTGCAGGAAACCGTCTGGTCGTGGGCGAAGACGATGTACGAGCTGGCGGAGGCCGAGGGGACGACCGCGGAAGCGATCCTCAAGCAGGGCCTGATCAGCGACGCGGCGATCACCTCGACCCCGGACTTCGCGCAGCTCATCACGCGCGACGCGCCGGTGCGCACGATCCTGGAGGCAGCAGGCTATGGCCCGGTTCTCTCGATCCTCGAAAGTGACATCGGATCTGATCTCGACGCTGATCTCGATCTCGACGCTGCGGCGGCAGGAGGCGATCCAACGCCGCGAGAAGCTGTCCCGGTTACACCAAGCCTTCTCCGTTCAGCTCGGCGGCTCGACTGGGTCCGCAAAGCGCGGGAAGCGGTAAACCGCGAGCCGTACCAGAACCTGCTGGCGCAGCTCCGCGAGGGCGGCGGGTTCACGTACTCGATCCTCGAAGGCGTCGCACCGGTGAAGGGGTTCGCGCTGGCCGTCTATCCCGAGGCGGCGGCGGTACATCACATCAACGACGTCACCCCGCAGGCCCTGGCCGACTACGTCATCGCGCACGCCGATCTGCTGCTGCAGGAGGGCAACCACTTCGGCGCCTGGGTCGACGGCGACCAGGTGTACCTCGACATCAGCCGGGTGGTCACCTCGAAGAAGCAGGCGCAGGCGATCGGCCGGAAGCACGAGCAGATCGCGTACTTCGACCTTTTTGACAAGAACTCTGTTACTATCGACTACCCCGTCGGGTGGGTCCATGGACCGACCTGGCAGGGACCAGGAGGGCCAGGTGCCGTCGTCAACGAAGCCGGACAGAGTATTGCTCCCGAAGGGGCTCCCGAGCGCGGACCAGGTACTGAAGCTGTACAAGCACCTGACGGGCCGGGACGCGACGCCCCAGGAACGGGCCCTGGTCCATCAGCGACTGTCAGCAGCGCGATCGAAGTCGACGACGACCAAGGCATAGTTCTCTTCCAGGACGCCGCCGCGCCGCCCACCGCGGCGTCCTGGGCCTACTCCCGCGTCATCCGCACCGTCGAGACCGCGAAGCAGACGCGCGCCAGCGGCCGCGACTGGAAGAACATCATCAAAGGCAGCAAGCTCGGCGTGAACGAGCAGGAGCTGCTGCTCACCGACGTCTCGGCGCTCACCGACACACAGCCCTACACCCGCGACGAGGTACTCGGGTACCTGCGGCAGCATGCCGTGCCGGTGACGTGGGTGACGCTCACGACGGACGGGTATACGGAGCGCGAGGTGAACGAGCGCGCGGACACGATCCACGCGGCGCTCGTCAACCAGAAGGTGCAGGAACTCGAAGACCGCGGCTACGGCCCCGAGGCGGTCTACGTGCCGATCCAGGAGAACCTCGACGAGGAGACCGGCGCCACCGTCTACAAAGTCGACGAGGAAGAGTTCGACACCCTCGACGAGGCGCAGGAAGCCGCCGATCGGTTCCGCGATCACCTCGAAGAGATCATGCAGCGCGACTGGTACATCGAGGTGCGCAACAGCGTCAGCCACGCGCACGCGCGGACGATCGCCGAAGACGAGCTGCAGGGTGAGCGCGAAGGCGCGCGCGTGAAGTACGCCGACTACCAGCTCAACAACGGCGAACACGCCGACCCGGACACGTATCGCGAGGTGTTCCTAACGGCCGCCGGGCTGAAGCAGGGCGACGTCAAGGCGGCGATCTGGCGCGACGGCCACGACCAGTACCGCGACATCGAGAACCCGATCGTGCGCCTGCGCTTCAACCTGCGTCGCATCGTCGAGACGCGCCAGCCGACGAAGGCGCCGCTCACGCAGGTCCAGGCCGGGCTCGACGCAGCCGAAGCGGAGCGTCGGAACCTGATGGAGGGCAGCGGCCGCGTCGGGGTCGCGTACGACCAGCGCCGGCAGCGGCAGCTCCGCGATCTCGACAACCGCATCGCCGCGCTACGCACGGCGCTCGCCGGCACGCTGCCGACCAATGTCGTCACCGAGCGGCGCGTGCTGTTCCTCGAAGAAGTGCAGCCACCAGGCGAGGCCGAGTTCGACAACATGCCGCAGCTCTTCCAGCAGCAGTGGCGCGAGCTGGCGTTCAAGTGGGCGATCCGGCACGCGGCTGATCTCGGCGTCGACGGGGTCGCGTGGACCGCCGGGCAGATGCAGCGCGATCGGTACCGCCTGTCGAAGCAGCTCAACAAGATCTCGTGGACGGCCTGGCGCACGACGGGCACGCGGTACGTGAAGCTCTACCCGAAACGCGGGGGACAGCCCATGTATCCGGTGTACGTGTCTGCGGACGGCATCATCACGGGGTCCGATGAATGGCAGCAGATCGAAGGCCGCAAGCTCAGCGACGTGGTCGGTGACGAGCTGGCGCGGCAGATCCTCACGACCGAAGAGGGCCGCATCGAACAGGAGCAGCTCGACGTGGGCGGCAAGGGGCTGGCCAAGCTCTACGACGTCGACTTCCCGAACGTCGTCAACAAGCTGCCGGCGGTGAAGAAGAGTGGCGCGCGCGTCGCGACGACACAGATCCAGGTGCGCGACGAGCCGGGCGTCGCCGAGGTGCCGTTCCTCGAACTGACGCCGGCGGTGCGTGAGGCCGCGCTGGCCGGGCAGACACTCTTCCAGGAGGAGCTGCCCCCGACACCCGCGGTCGAGGCGAGTGCCAAGCGCGGCGCGATCACGATCAACCGCGCGGGCATCCGCGTCGAGTTCTTCGCGCAGGCGAACCTCTCGACGTTCCTGCACGAGACCGGCCATCTCTATCTGCACATGATGGGAGAGCTGACCGACCGGATCCGTCGCGGCGATCCGTCGACGTGGACTGACGGCCAGAAGACGCTCGTCGACGACTTCGATCGCATCTTGAAGTGGATGAACGTCGCGACGCGCGACCAGGTCGGGACCGAGCAGCACGAGCAGTTCGCGCGCGCGTTCGAAGCGTATCTGCTGCGCGGCCGGGCGCCGGTGCCCGAGATGGCTGGCGCGTTCCAGCGGTTCCGCACCTGGCTGTCGAAGGTGTACGAGTCGATCGCCGCGCTGCACATCGACCTGAGTCCGGAGATCGTCGAAGTCTTCGATCGCTTGGTCGCCGGCACCGACGCGATCGCGGCCGCGAAAAAGGAAGCGCGGCTGACGCCGATCTTCGCCACGCCCGAGCAAGCGTTCGAGATCGCCGGCATCGGCCCGATCGAGTGGCAGGGCTACCTGGCGACCCTGCGCGCCGCGCACGACGAAGCCGAGGAGCGCATCACGCGCCGGCTCGTCCGCGAGCTGCAGCGCGAGCGCACCACCTGGTGGAAGGCCCGCAAGGCGGAGGTGCGCACGGAGGTGGAAGGCGAGATCCGCCGGCGCAAAGACTACGCCGCACTGCTGTTGCTGCAGCGGGGTGAACTGCCCGACGGCAGCGACGCCCCGGCGCCGATCAAGATCGCGAAGGCGTCGATCGTTGAGAAGTACGGCAACGAGCGGCTGCCGACGCATCGGCCGTACGTCTACAGCGTCGACGACGGACTCGACGTTGACGAGGTGGCGCACCTAACCGGCTTCAGCTCGGGCGACGAGCTGCTGACCGTCCTGGCGGCGACCACCGAGAAGCTCGACACCGTCGTCACCGCCGAGACCGATCGGCGGATGCAGCAGCAGTACGGCGACCTGCGCATCGACGGCACGCTCCAGGCGCAGGCCCGCGTGGCGGTCCAGGAGGGCGCGTACCAGGAGGTGCTGACCGCCGAGCTGCGCGCGCTCAGTGCGGCCGCGCGCCGGGCCCGGCCGATCGTCGCCGCGACCCGCGCGCAGGCGGCCGCCGAAGAAGGCAGCGCCCGCCGCGCCGTGCGCACCGCGATCCGGGCGCTCGTGCCGACGGCGCAGCTCAACGCGATCGCCACCGAGCGCATCGGCAAGATCGCCGTGCGCGAGATCCGGCCGCTGCTCTACTGGCAGGCCGCACAGAAGGCCGCGCGCGAAGCCAGCGAGGCGATGGCCGCCGGGAAGTTCGAGGAGGCGGTCGCGTTCAAAGCGCAGCAGCGGATGGCGGTGGCGATGCACCGCGCGGCGCAGGCAGCGATCGAAGAGACCGAAGCGCTGGAGAAGTACGCCAAGCGACTCGCGCAGCGCCCGGCCCAGGCCCGGCTCGGGCGCGCCGGCGAGAGTTACCAGGCGCAGGTCAACGCGCTGTTGAATAAGTTCGAGTTCCAGAGTGTCAGTAACAAGGCGCTCGATCGGCGCCAGACGTTAGTAGAGTGGGTGGCCGCCCGCCAGCGCGAAGGGCTCCCCATCGACGTGCCGGCGGATGTGCTGGAGGCGGCGCAGCGCACGAACTATCGCCAGGTGCCCGTCGAGCGCCTCCGCGAGCTGCGCGAGACACTGAAGCAGATCGAGCACCTGGCGCGGCTGAAGAACACGCTGCTCGCGCAGCAGGAGCAGCGGGAGTACGAGACGGCGCGCGACGGCCTGGTGCAGTCGATCGTCACGAAGAACCCCGTCCAGCCGCAGCCGCTGGAGTTCCGCCGAGCCGAGGCACGGCGCTTCAACGTCGCCAACATTTTCGCGTCGCACACGAAGGTCGCGGAGCTGGCGCAGCGGCTCGATGGCTACGTCGACGGTGGGCCGATGTGGAGCCTGGTGGTCCGGCCGCTGAACGAAGCGCAGGACCGCGAAGTCGACCGCCGGCGGAAGGATGGCACACGGTACGACGAGATCCTGCGGCGCCACTATCCGGGCCGCGCGCTGGCGCGGTGGAACCAGAAGGTCTTCATCCCGGCGATCAATGCGAGCCTCTCGCGCGAAGCGATCCTCTCGGTGGCGCTGAACTGGGGCAACGAGACGTCGCGCGATCGCATCCTCAGCGATCCGAAGCGCCGCTGGTCGCGGCCGCAGGTCGAGGCGATCCTCGACACGCTCGACCGCAACGACTGGGAGTTCGTGCAAGAGACCTGGGACTTCGTCGACAGCTTCTGGCAGGAGATCAGCGACAAGACGTACCGGGTCACCGGGCTGCGTCCCGAGAAGGTCGAGGCGGTCCCGGTCGACACCAAGCACGGCCGCTTCCGCGGGGGCTACTATCCGCTCGCGTACGATCGGCGCCTGGCGGCCGCGCCGGGGACGAACGAGATCACCAGCGAAGCCAAGCTGCAGCTCGCCGGCGCCTACATCCGATCGACGACGCGACGCGGGCACCTAAAGACCCGGCTCGACCATGTCGAGCTGCCGGTGCGGCTCGAACTGGGCGTGCTCTTCAACCACCTCGACCAGGTACTCCACGACCTGACACACCACGAGGTGCTGATCGACGTCAGTCGGCTGCTGCGCGACGACGACGTGAGCAACGCGATCCACGCGGTCGGCGGCGACCCGATGTACCGGCAGTTCACCGACGCGCTGCAGGACATCGCCGTCGGCAAGCGTCCGGGCGGTAGTCTCGTCGACCAGTGGGCGGCCTGGGCGAAGACCGGCGCGCAGATCTCGGCGCTCGGGCTGAACCTGTGGACTGCGATCCAGCAGCCGCTCGGGTTGTTCAACGGCGCCGCGCGCGTCGGGCCGTCGTGGGTCATGCGCGGCATGTTCCGCTGGATGCGCGACGCGGCGACGATGGAGAACACCGTCGCGTGGATCCGGTCGGTGTCCCCGTTCATGGCGCACCGCGCGACGACGCAGAGCCAGGACATCAACGACCTGCGCAACAAGATCCAGGAGGCGAGCTGGTTCGACAAGCTGGTGCGGAGTGTGAGCGCGGATCGCGTCACGCAGCAGAACATCGTCGACAGCTTCCTCTGGCACATCGGCCTGGCGCAGCGCGTCGCCGACGTGCCCACCTGGATCGGCCAGTACGAGAAGTCGCGCGCGGCCGGCAAAAATGAGGACGAGGCGATCGCGCTGGCCGACCAGGCGGTGCGCGACAGCCAGGGCGGGGGGCAGACCGTCGACCTGTCGAAGGTGCAGCGCGGTGGCGATGTCGCGCGGTTGTTCATGGTGTTCTACACCTACGGCTCGACGGTGTTCGGGCAGACCGCGCGCGCGTACCACCAGACGTCGTTCAAGAGCCCGATCAGCACCGCGCGGTTCTTGGGTGATCTGTCGCTGATCTACTTCTTCCCCGCGCTCGCGACGATCGTGCTCAGCCGGCTGCTGAAGGGCAGCGGCGACGAGGACGACGATCTGTTCGAGCTGTCGAAGGACGTGCTGGCCGAGATGGGCGGCAGCGCGCTCAACAGCATGATCGTGCTGCGCGAACTGGGCGGGCTGCTGCGATCGTCGAACCGCGGATATGAGGGCCCGGCCGGCGCGCGGCTGCTGCAGCAGGTCTACAAGCTCGGCGGCCAGGTGGCGCAGGGCGAGGTGGACGGCGGGCTACTGAAGGCGCTGAACCAGACCGCCGGCGTGATCTTCCGGTACCCGGCGAACCAGATGCAGCGCAGCGTCGAGGGGCTCGTCGCACTCAGTGAAGACGAAACCGAGAACCCGTTCGCGGTGCTCTTCGGCGCACCGCCGCAGGAGCGCTGATGCGAGGAGGCCGCAGCCGTCGCCCGCCGTCGGGTAGCGTGACCGCGCCGGCGCGCGTCCAAGACCACACGCCGCTTGCGCGCACGATGACGGGCGACATCGTCGAGATCGCCGAGAGCGGCATTCTGCCGATCGATCTGGCCGCCGATGTCACTGGGCGGTTACCGTTCGCGAACATCGAAGCGGCGGTCAACGGGGCGTCGGTCGTGGGGCGCTCGGCGGGCGCCGGTAACTTCGGCGAGATCAGCAGCATCAACAACGGGGAAGTGTTGCGCCGGGCTGGCGGGAACCTCGGGTTCGGCGCGGTCGATCTCGGCAACGCGGTCTCGGCCGTGAGCGGCCGGCTGGCCCTGGCGAACCTCGTCCAGCTCGCGGCGCTGTCGCTACTCGGCAACGCGACGAACGCGCTCGCGGACCTGGCCGCCATCACCGCCGGCAGCGATCACCAGGTGTTGCGTCGCAGCGGCACGGCGCTCGGGTTCGGGGCGGTGCAGCTCGCGGAAGCGGCGGCCGCGGAGCTGCCCTGGACATCGGTCGCGCACGGCGACTTGACGTTCACCGCGCAGAGCGGCACCTGGACGGTCGACAGCGGCGACCTGGCGTACTTCAAGTACGCGATCCTCGGCAAGCTGGTCCACGTGAAGGTGGCGATCACGGCATCGAGCGTGAGCGCCACGCCGACCGAGCTGCGGATCGCGATGCCCGCCGCGATCACGCTCGGCGGGGTGGACTCGTTCGGCTTCAGCGTGTACAGCGAAGACGGGTTCTCGACGCAGGACTGCGGACAAGCTATCCTACGCGCCGCGTCGAACTGGCTCGCGTTCAAGCCGCGGACGGGCGGCACGTGGGTGAGCACCACGAACCTGACCGCCGTCATCACGAACCTGATCGGAGAGCTGGCCTGATGCGACGTGTCTATGCGCACTTCAGCGATGCGGACGACTGGTCCTGGGCCAACTTCACGCCCCGCGAGATGGCGTGCAAGGGGACCGGGCGCCTGGTGGTCGAGACGGAGTTCCTGGACCGGCTGCAGATGCTGCGGACCATGTTCGACCGGCCGCTGATCGTCAACAGCGGGTATCGCACGCCGGAGTACAACGTGAAGGTGTCGAAGACCTGGCTGGACGGCCCGCACACCACCGCCCGCGCCGTCGATGTGCGCGTCTACGGGTCACACGCGGCCGAGCTGATCGCGCTGGCGCAGGGCCTGGGGTTCACAGGCATCGGCGTCAGCCAAGGAGCGTCCACCCCGTTCGCGCAGCGCTTCCTGCACCTCGACGACTTACCGGTCGGAGGGCGCCACCCCCGGCCCTGGATCTGGAGCTACTAATGCGTACGTACTGGTATGTACCGCTGATCATGCTCGTCGGCTCGACGCCGGCGACTGCGCAGGAGATCGACATTCGGGCCGAGACGCGCCGCGTCATCGAGGCGCAGGGCGTGCTCGCCCCGCCGTGCGTGGTCGTGGAGTGGGGCCTGTGCATGAAGCAGGCGCCGCGCGCCGTGGAGCGCTTCGAGCGCTGGACGTTCATCGGCGACAACGTGTGCGCCGCACTTGACCTGGCGACGACACTGTTCGGGATCGGCGCCAACATCCTCGTCGAGCGCAACCCGGCGCTCCAGCGCTTCAGCCACAACGCGGTCGCGATGACGTTCGCGAAGGCCGGCATCCAGGTGGGGAAACAAGGGATCCGCTGGCTGCTGCGTAACCAGGGCCCGCGCACCAGGATGTGGACCGGCATCACGTGGACGGCCACCGCGAGCTTCACATGCGCCGTCGCGTTCAACAACCACCGGGAGACACAGCAATGACGGCCTTCAACAAAGCGGTCACACTCGGAGTCGTGCGACACCTCTTGACGGGCGCCGGGGCGTACCTGGTGGCCACGGGTGATCTCACCGACGGCGATCTGGACACGGCGGTCGGCGCGATCATCGCGCTGATCGGGATCGTCGGGAGCTACGTGCAGAAGCGCAACGTGCGCGTGACGCTCGCGGCCGAGCGCGAGACGTCGGATGTCCTGCGCGAGACGTTGTTCGACGAACGCGCCGCGTCGGCGCTGAACGAGGAGAAGAACCGATGATGACGCAGGCGACTCTGCAGCTCGTGTGCTTCCTGGTGGCGCTGGTACTGCTGATCGTGCATGCGGCGCAGACCGAAGGCGCGCCCTGGCGATCACTGGTCGTGTGGTCGCTGCTCTTCGTGATCATCGGGCTCTTGCTCGCCTGGGTGGTGTGATGGCGCAACTGAACCTGCAGGGGTCGGTCGAACGCTGGCGCGAGGTGTACCGCCGGATCTACGGCGACACGCTCGACGCCGACCAATGTGGCGATCTCACGAACCGCGTCGCCTGGGAACATCGCGACGCCGGCGTGCGCCTGATCGAGAAGCACGAGCACCAGAACCACGCGGTGCTCGCCGGCTTCCGCTTCAGCGTTGACGCCCTGCTGCTCGCCGAGGGCGGCCAGCTCGTCGGCGAGACCGATATTCTCGGCAGCGCCGGCGATCGTCACACCGGCGAGCGCGGGCCGGCGACCGCGCAGTGGCACGGGTGGGGCCCGGTTCACTCACCGCACCCGCTGCTGCCGATCCAGCCGCCACCGCTGCCGGCTGAACCTGGCGAGCCTGAGCCGCCGGGCGACGCGATCCTGCCGGCGGAGGAGTTCGCGCAGTACGCCGCCGCGGCCGCGCGTGTGACGCTGGAGCAGAAGCTCGTGCATCCCGAGTGGGACACGCTCACGAAGGAGCAGCAGGACGCGCTGTGGCCGCACATCCTGCAGCGCGCGCTCAGCCACGGCGATCGCTACCGGAAAGCGCGCACGATCGGCAACCACACCGTGCGGCTGAACCCGACGGTGATGGACCTGGCGATCGGCGTCTGGCTGAACCCGCCGCTCGAACAGATGGACCCGCTGATGGATCGCGCGGTCGAGGAGCAGATCAAGCTCGTCGGCGCCGGCCAGCCGGTCCCGCCGCGCCAGGTGCCCGAGCGCCTGGTCGTCGTCGACAAGCGGTTCGTCATCCAGCGCACCGGCGTGCGTTTCTCGTGGCGCGGCTGCACGGCGTTCGATCTGCCGGTACGCATCGGCCGCGATCGCAACCCGCGGTTCGCGGACTGGCTGGCGAAGAAGGGGTTCAACGTCGGGCGCATCGTGCCGGCGAGCGTGCATCGCAACCCGCGCAAGCTGTCCGAGGGGATCATGTGGTTGCCGCCGACGCTCGAAGCGATGCACGTGCGCGGGCTGTGGGCGGAAGTCACGATCCTGGTCGACACCTCGGCCGAGGGCGACAACTACGATCTCGACCGCGACGCCATGGCCGCCTACGTCGCAGAGATCGGTCACGTCTGCGGCAGTCATGACAATGTCGCCGGCATCGAGCTGGTCAACGAGAATGCGCACGGCGGCCAGCACCACGTCCACCTCACCACCGACGTCGCATTCCTGCGCGAGCTGCGCGCGCTCTGCCCGGCGCATATTCCGGTGTCGTGGGGATCGCATGGCGGCGAGCTGCGCGAGATCGATGGCGGCGAGTACGTCACCATCCACAGCGATCGCGGCCGCACGCCGGAAGAGAACGCGATCACGCTCGCGCAGCACCAGGTGATCGCCGGCAAGCCGGTCATCGACAACGAGACCATGGGGATCGCCGAGCAGCCGCGACACCAGCGGCTGGCCGATCCCGAGTTCGCGCGCCGGCTGATCCGGGCCTACCGCCAGCGCGGCATCGCCGGCGCGACCCTGCACCTCGACGCCGGCCTGTCGTGCGACACGGCGCTACTCGGGCCTGTACAAGAGGCGGCAGCGAGCTTGTTCAACGCCCACGACGTCACTTCTTGACAAGAAGGCACGCGGGCCCTACGCTGGTCCGCGTGCCAGATCTTGACAACTTGTTCCTCGGCTGCCTGGTGACCTGGCTTGTCACAGCAGCGCTGCACCGTATAGCCACGAGACTGGAGCGGAGCTGATGGCCCGCATGGGACGGCCGACGATCTACGGCCAAAAGGATCCGAAGTGTCGCTATCAGGGGCTGACCACCACGAAGGGCGGCAAGTTCATGGAAGACGCGCGCGCTCGTGCGGCGGAAGCTGCCGGGCTCAAACCCGCGCAGGTCAGCGATGGTGATCTGTTTGAGTACCTTGCTCGCATCGAACACGTGGCGCATGAGCGCGGCCGCGTGAAGGGCGTCGTGCCCAGGGTGCGTACGTAAAAACGCCCGCGCGGAGGCGAGGCCGCGCGGGCTCAACGGAGGTTACGACGTCGCTGGCGAGCAACGATCGGAACGACGTCAAGCCTACCAGAAGGATCAAGCCATGTCGAAGAGAACGGTACCGAAGCGCCGGCAGCGTCCGGCACGGCGGAAGCGTCCGAAGGCGGCGCCGACGCGCGCGATGATCGTGCTCCACCGCGAGGCGGAGCAGAAGCTGCAACGGCAGTCGCGCGCGGCCGCCGGCGAAGAGTCGATCGTCGCGAAGCTGATCGAGATCTCGCGCGACCCGGGTGTCGACGTCGCCAAGATCAACGCGCTGATCGATGCGAACGAGCGCATCATCACGATCAGCGCCCGCCGCGCGTTCGACGATGCGTACGCGGCGATGCAGGGCGAGCTGCCGATCATCACGAAGCGCGGCATGGTCGTCGTCACGAAGAAGGACGAGCCCGGCACGGTGCTGCGGCGCACGCCGTACGCGCGCGGCGTCGACATCACGAAGGTCGTGCGGCCGATCCTCGCGAAGTACGGGTTCTCGATCCGCCACCGCAACGTCGTCGAGAGCGGCAAGCTCACGGTCGTCGGCATCCTCGCGCACCGCGCCGGCCACCGCGAGGAGGATACGTTCGGCCCGGTCGACCGCGATGACACCGGGCACAAGAACCTGATCCAGTCGTGGGGCAGCGCGCGCCAGTACGGCAAGCGGTACACCACGATCGCGCTGCTCGGCATCGACTCCGAAGATCCGAACGACGGCGACGACGACGGCCAGGCCGCCGGCGAGATGGACCCGAGCCGCGGGCCGCAGCCGGGCAGCTCGACGCGGAAGGGCGAGGAGCTGCACCGCGCGCGCACCGAGGGCGACAGCCGGCCGATCAGCCGCGGCTCGAAGCAGCAGCCCGGCCAGCTCGAACGGCTGTGGACGATCATCCGCAATAGCGGCCGCAACGAGCAGACGATCCGCGACTGGCTGTTCGACAAGTACGGGTACACCAGTTCGCGGGACATCCAGCGGAAGGACTACGACGAGATCTGCAAAGCGATCGAGGCGCCAGGTGCGCTGCCGCCGTCGATCGTGCGTGAACCAGGACAGGAGGGCTGATGGCACGCCGACCGACGTACGGGCCGAAGGACTTCGAGGAGATGACCGCGCTGCAGCGCAAGCTGTCCGAGGTGCTGCTGCGCGCGAACCAGGAGGGCGTCGGCGCCGTCGTGGCGTCGTTCGCGATGCTCCGCCTGGTGCGCGAGCTGATGAACAAGATCGGCGAGGGCGAGCGCACCGCGCTGATCAACCAGGTGATGGTGCCGTTCCTGCAGGGTGAGCCCGCCGAGGGCGAAGGCGGCAAGCTGATCACGCTGCACTGAACGGGGTGTAGACTCCCCGGCCGGAGGTGACATGGCGAGCACGCAGGCGAGCTTCCGCTTCGACGCGGAGCAGCACATCTACTTCGATCTCGACGGCGGGACGTTCAAGCACATCACGGAGCTGCTGACCGTCTCTGGCTGGACCAACGAGCGCTGGTTTGAGGAAGAGCACAGCGCCCGCGGCCGCGCCGTGCATCGGCTGACCGCGGAGTACGACCTGCGAGCGCTCGACCCGGACGACTGTATGAGCCAGTTCCGCCCGTACCTGCTCGCGCATGTCGTCTGCACCGAGATCGTGAAGCCGACCTGGCGCCACATCGAGACGCCGTTCGTGCATTCGAAGCTGCGCTTCGGCGGCCGGCCCGATCGCGTCGCGCTGGTGTACGACGCGCTGTCGGTGTGGGAAGTGAAGAGCGGCCAGATCGACAAGAGTCACGCGATCCAGACCGCGCTGCAGGCGCTCGTGATCGAGGAGGAGGCCGGCGTGCCCGCGGAGTACGTCCACCGCTACGTCGAGTACGTGAAACCCGACGGCCGCTATCGGATCGATCGGCACCTCGACGAGCGCGACTTCCACGAAGCGCGGCGGATCATCAAGAGGTACGTGCGGTGAGCGCCGAGCCCCTGTGGAAGCGCGGCCGCGACGCGCTGCGCCGCGAGCGCAACCGCCGGCGCCGTCGACGGAAGAAGGTCGTGAAGGACGCCGCGGCCGAGGTGCGCAAGCGCGACAAGGTCTGCCGGTTCCCGCGGTGCGGGTGTCGGCGACTCGGGATGACGATGAAAGCCTGGCCCGAGGTGTCGCACGCGCAGCACCGCGGCATGGGCGGCAACCCGACCGGCGATCGATCGACGACGGCGCTGATGGCGCTGCTCTGCAAGTGGCGCCACCAGGACGCGCCCTTCAGTCGACACAAGGGGACGCTGCGACACGTGCCGCTGACCGATCGCGGTTTCGATGGGCCGGTGCGGTGGGAGATCGACATCCTGGCGATGCCGGGCTGGACACCTGAGCGTCGCGAGTTCGCGCAGAACCTGCTTTCGGAGATCGGGCGATGGCGTCCGATCTGGATCGAGACCGCCCCTGGCGTCGGCGCCGCTCCCGACGACTGGGCGGAAGACGTACTCACTGAGCTGGCATCAATGGAGGTGTGAACATGCTACCCGTACTGATCTTCACCATGGCGCTGCTCGCGGCGATCGCGGCGGCAATGTTTGGCGCGGAAGCCACGAAGGCCCAGCTCTGCCAGGCGATCCGCGACGGGATCAACGAGGCAATGGCAGAGGGTCGCACGTACACGATGGAGCCGGAGGTATACAACTTCTACGCTGAATGCACAGAGGAAGACTTCACCGCGAACGTCGAATGAACTAGTCGAACATGGTGGCCCTCGCCCCGTGGTAGCGAGGGCCACCAGTCAGGCGAACCACGGGAGGTATGACGATGGCGAGAACGAACGAACCGTGCGTGTGCGGCGACCCGGAGTGCGGACGCTGCTTTCCGCAACCGCCGATCGAGTTCAGGCCGAGGGCGGCGCGTGGGCCCTGGGGACAGCAGACACGCGAGCGCTACAAACAGCGCGTCCTCGCCGGCGACGACGGCGATCCTGAAACGCGGCAGCGCATCCCGCACCCGGATCGTGGACAACCCGAGCTGCACCTCGTCGAAGATCCTGACGGACACTGGGAAGTGTGGCTGAACACCGGCGTCTCCGACTACGACGGCCTGGTTATCGGCGTCGGCGACACGCGCGACGACGCGATCCGCGACGCGGTCGGTGTCGCAGAGTGGGCGGAGCGCGAGCTGCAGCAACCGGCTCCGCCGGTGGATCGCGCGACGCTGCTGCGCCGCGTGTATCACCAGCTCAGTATCGACGCTGGCGGCGATCCCGTGGCAGGGGCGATCGCGCTGCTCGTGCTGCACCCGGACGCGCCCGAGGTGATCGGCGGCATCGAGCTGCCGGTGACCTATCGCGACAACGCGAACGTGTCGAGGTGTCGGACCTACGGCGAGCTGTTCACGCTCCCGCGTGTGACAGGGCAGGTCACACGCTGACTATTTGACAAGAAGTCGCGCCAGCTCGTATCATCGCCGGCGGAGGTTATCCGCAATGGCGAAGAAGACGACAACGGTTCAACGCGACGACGTGCTGGCGCCGGCTGAGCAGAAGTTCGATCTCGACTTCGTGCAGTCAGTCGGCGCCGGCCTGATCGCCTGGCTGAAGAGGGCCGCCGAGTTCATCACGACGGCCAACAAGTACGAGACCCGCGCGCTGCAGCTCCTGTCCGAAGCGCAGAAGCTGAAGCTCCCGAAGAACGGCGACGAAGACGCCGCCCTGCAACACACCATTCAGCGCTACAACCAGGGCAAGAAGACGATCGAGGAACACTGGAACGGCAACGCGGCCGCGCCTGGTCCAGCCGCGCTGCTCCATCGACTGCACCGACGCGCGACGGCGAAGCGCGACGTCGGGATCAACGCGCTCACCGAAGCATCCGCGATCGGCAACCGTCTCCACGTTGACTACACTGCGGCCGAGCGCCGGCGCGCGGAAGAAGAGCGGCGCCGCGAGCAGGAGCGGATCGATCGCGAGGCACAGGAGCAGCGCGACCGTGAGCTGGCCGAGCTGGAGATCATCGCGCTGCGGAAGGAAGCGGAGTCACCGGATCTCAGCGAACGCGAGCGGCGGTTCGTCGACGAGTACCTCCGCACCGACAACGCGATCCGTGCCGCGCAGTTCGCTGGCTACAAAGACGCGGCGAAGCAGGCGCAGCGGCTGATGATGACCGTGAAGATCGAGAAGGCGATCCAAGCGCTGAAGGATGCCGCGGCGATCCGCGCGCAGCAGCGGGCGGTGCGCGCAGAGCCGCTGATCACGGAGCAGGTCGAAGTGAAGCCGGATGTGCGGAAGGCCGCCGGCGCGACCGAGCGCACGACGCGCAGCGCGGAGATCACCGACCCCGAGGCGTTCATCGCGGCGGTCTTCGACGGAAAGCTCGGCATCCCGCGCGACGTGCTGATGATCGACCTAGTGAAGATGAACCAGTACGCGCGCGACCTGGAGCCGATCGTCAACCGCTGGCCCGGCGTGCGCGTGAAGCGCGACACGAAGGTCGTGTAGCGGTGCGCCCCTGCGTCGTCTGTCAAGCGCCGACGTCCATGGCCACCGGCCGCTGCACGAACGGGTGCTGCGCCGACTGTCACGAGCGGTACTGCACGGGCGGTGGCTCCACGGAACCAGGTCACGTGCTCAAAGCGCCCGCGGCGAGGCGGGCATCAACCACCAACGGAGGTACACACCATGGCGACTGACACACCGATCCCGCAAGATGCGTTCTCACAGGAGCTGCGCCGCGTGAAGGACAACCCCGAGTCGATCGGCTCTGGGTCGACGGTCTACACGCGGGACTTCTACGGCAACACGGAGACCTGGGTCATCGAGACGTACCGGCTCGACGACGGCAGCGACCGGGTCTTCATCCAGCGCGTCGACGCGACCGGGGGCACCCGGTTCGTCCTGCCGGCGCAGGTCACCGCCACCCTGGCCAGGCACCGGGACCAGCTCACCGCCAGGAGCCGGCGCCGGGCGGCTCGGCGGGGCCTGGAGACGCGCCGGCTGCGGGGGCAGGCCATCGGGAACCCCGAGGCCCTGCGTCGCGCCAGGGCCCGCCAGGGCCGCCAGAAGGGCGGTGCCAAGTGAGGGCCCCGACCGTCCACCTCAACGGCACCGGCAAGGCTGATCTGCTGGAGGCCGCCAGGACCGCCTACAGCGCCCTGGGAGAGGCGCGCCGGGCGCTCCAGGGGGTCTGCCCGAACGGGCGCGACTACTACCCGCAGGACGCCGGCCAGGCGGGCTCAGCGCTGCGTGTGGCGACGGCCGAATGGCAGAAGATGGAGGGCCGGCTCCAGGCCGTACAGGAGGAGCTGGCGACGCTGCTCGAAGACATCGACCGGCAGGGCGACTGACGCGCTACCGGACGCGGAAGAAGTTCTTGACAAGAAGTCGGCCCGGCCCCATACTCGGTGGTGCCGGGCCTTTTTGCATCCCCGGCAGGAGGTTACGAACCATGGCGAGCGACCTGATCCTGCACAACCCGAAGTTCGAGTCGAAGCTGGCGAGCTACAACGAGATCGCGGCGCTGCCGCTCCCGGTGGCGCTCGGCCGTCATCACAAGCCGGTCCCGCACGCGCGGCTGATCGACGGGCTCCGCCAGGAGATCGCGATCCGCGGCTACGCGATCGAGCGTGAGCAGTTCGCGCTCGGGGCGAAGGGCAACGCGCTGTTCGGCATCATCAACCTGCAGGGCACCAACACGCAGCGCGCGCTGGCGCTCGGCTTCCGCAACGCGGTCGACACCAGCATGGCGATCCGCGCGGTCGCCGGCGTGAGCGTCTTCGTCTGCGACAACCTGGCGCTCAGCGGATCGGAGTTCGCGATCCAGCGCAAGAACACCACCGGCCTGGATCTCGCGGACGCGATCGCGCGCGGCTTCGACAAGTTCCTGCAGCACGCGACGGCGTACGACCTGGAGATCGCGCGGCTGCAGGCGAAGCAGATCCGCGACGTCGTCGCGAAGCAGATCATCTACGATGCCTTCGCGGCCGGCGTCGTGCCGTCGCGACTCTTCGATGACGTCGACGAGTTCTACTTCCGGCCGACTCAGGCCAACACCCCGGAGACCCTGGAGCGCACGCTGTGGGGGCTGCACAATGCGTTCACGCGCGCCATGCGCGACCTGACGCCGGTGCGGCGCTTCGGAGCGACGGTCGCCCTCGGCCGGCTCTTCTCCCAGGCAACGGGCGAGATCGTCGACGGCGAGGTGGTGGCGGTACAGCCCGAACCGCTGCTCGCGGTCTAACGCCAGTCAGGCATAGACCCCGCCGGCGCTGAGACGCCCGCGGAAGACGGGCCCGGTGGCTACACGCTGCCGGGCCCGTCGCATTCAACGGAGGGCCACCATGGCGAGATGGATCAGTCCCAGGGAGCGCGCCCTGCGCCGGCGCGCCGTCAACCTGTATCGCGCGGAGCTGGAGTACGCCTACACGGCGGTGCAGGACGCCTGCGACACGTGCGGGCACACAAGCGCGCAGCATCAGCCGCACCGCACTGGGCTGCGCGTCTGCACGGTCAACGACTGCGCCTGCGGCGACTACGTCCCGAACCGGGTCGAGGTGTGAGTTCTTGACAAGAAGTCCCCGCCGGCCGGATAATGGTCGGCGGAGGTTACGCCATGGCGAGTGGCACTTCGGTTCAAGCGTCTGTTCAGCCCGACTTCGTGGTCCAGAACGAGGGCACCATCTACATCCTGCACCCGCATTCGCAAGCCGCGTACGAGTGGATCTTTCAGAACCTGCCGGCCGACGCACAGCGGTGGGCGGGTGGCGTCGTCATCGAGCACCGCTACATCGGCGACATTCTCTTCGGCATCGAGAACGACGGCCTGGTGGTGATCCAGTGAGCGGCCAGGGCGTCGTCATCCCGCTCGTCGTCGTGCCCGTCGAGCACGGATCGTCGTTCGTCGCCGGCGGCGAGATCTACACGCTGACCAGCTACGCGCTGCTCGGCGGCCGCCTGGCCTGGCTCGACGGCTTCCGCGTCGCCAACGGCCTGCGGCTCACCACGAGCCGCGTGCCGGCGGAGGTGTCGAGCTTCCCGCTTGAGGTGCTCACCCTGGAGGTGTTGTCATGATCGTGGCTGTCGAGCTGAAGCAGGAGGGCCAGTACTGGACCCTCTACGTCAACGGGATCGCGCGCATCCAACACGAGAGCTTCGCGATCTGCGACCAGGTCGCCGATCAGGTCCGCGCCGGCGCCGCCGATGCGAGCGAGTGCGGCGAGCTGGCGCAGATGATCCTCACTGACGTGCGTCGCACGACCGAGCTGGACGCGCAGCAGCGCCAGTACGCCGAGACCGGCGACGAGCACCTGGCCAACCGCCGCGCCGCCGAGCGTCACGTCGTCCGCTTCGTGGCGACGCACATCGGCCGCGACGGTATGCGTACGATCACCGGCCCGACGAACGGCCGGTACATGCAGCCGACGCCAGGCGACGCGCAGCGCATCGTCGACCTGATCCAGCGCCAGCACAGCCGCGAGAAGCTCGTCGAGCTGTTCGGCGCCCAGGTCGTCGACACGTTCGCGGTGCGCGCGGTCGCGTGCTGGCCGGGTCATCACGACCCGATCGGCGTGTACTTCGAGTAGAGTCTCGGGCGCGATGACACACAAGCGCCCGCAGCTCCCTGGCGAAGTCTGGATCCACATCGACGGCCGCGACGCGCTGAGCCGTCCCGACGGCCGCGTGTGGGCGGTGCAGTGGCTCGGGCACTACGTGGTGGTGCAGCGGTTCGAGATCCGCGGCCGCTGCGACTCTCGGTACGACGGACCCCAGTCGGACCATCCCAGGGCGTACCTGGTTGTGCAGGGCACGGTCGACGTCGACGCCGGCGCGACCCTGGCAGTCATCAACGGAGGCAGTCATGGCGAAACTGAAAACACAGACGATCTACGGGACACACGTCGAGTTCGAAGTCGACAGCAACGGCACGTTCAGCGCGGACGCCGGCGAGCACGGAAGCGTGAGCGGTAAGACCCTGGTCGAGGTGGAAGAGAAGATCACGGCGTCGCTGAAGAAGAGCAGCGCCGCCAAGCCAGTCGACGTCACCGTGATCGGCATCAGCACGAAGTCGGATCGCTACGCGACCGGGGACTATTCGCGCGGGACGGAGGCGATCGACTTCACCCTGCGCGGCTTCAGCGATCGCACGCGCGATCTCCTGGTGACGTCAGTCGACGGCAAGAAGCAGAAGCTCGGCGCGCATCCATTCGGCGAGCAGGTCTGCCGCCGGTTCACGCCCGGGGAGCGCGACCAGTACGCGCTGCTGCAGGAGCGGCTGGCGCTGGCGCAGTCGAACCTGAACGAGTTCGTGTCGGAGCGCCGCTACGACTGGCGTCCCGAGTTCAACAAGAAGTGACCTGCACCGTCCTGGTGCAGGTGCTTGATCTCGATCAACCACCTGGCGTACAACAACACGGCCGGCACGGGGCGTAGAACCCCGGCCGGCCGAAAACCGAGTCGCTGGCGTGAACAGCGAAGCGGCGCAGGGCTCCATTCTAGCTCAGCCCCCCTTCGTTTTCGCAACCCCCAACACTCGGCCGTAAACGTCCCGGGAAGCGCGCTGCCGACATCTCCGCGCCCGGTCCCCACCGCCGTCGGGTAGGCGGGTTCGGGTCTGCACTTTTTCCTGCGCGGTGGGAAAAAGATGTCGGGGGGCTGTACAGATCACGGAGGATCTAATGCTGACTAAGGGGATCACGATCACGCAGGCGAAGACCCTGGAGCTACTCGGCAAGCTCGACGCGCACCAGGCGAAGGGCGCCGAGCTGCTCGCCGAGCTGCGCGCGCTCATCGAAGCGGAGCCCACGATCGGCCAGAATGCGAAGCGCATCCTTGACTACTTCGTCGAGCACTGGAAGCGGAAGTTCCCCGGCGAGCAGTACGTCGTCAATGGCGCGAAGGACATGGCCAGCCTAAAGCGCATCCTCAAGACGCTGCCCGTCGAGGAAGTGGCGGCGCGCGTACGATCGTACTTCCGGCAGACCGAGCGGTTCATCGTCGAGGGCAAGTACTCGCTGCCGATCTTCTGCGCGTCGATCAACAAGCTGACGACCGGGAACCCGTCGACGTACGTCGTCGGGTGCATACACACCCCGCGGTGCGGGTCCGAGCAGGAGCACACGCGGAAGCAGCTCGACGAAGTCCGCGCGGGGGCCCGGTGAGCGGCCGCGGTCGCGTCCCACCGCCGCTCCCAGTCGAAGACCGCGTCCGTCCGCACAACCTGGAAGCCGAGCGCGCCGTGCTCGGCGCGATCATTCTCAACCCGACGGCGCTGCCGAAAGCACAGCGGCTACTGCATCCCGATGACTTCTTCCGTCGCGCACACCAGGCGGTGTACGCCGCGTGCGTGCGCCTAGTCGATGAGCAGCGCCGCGAGGTGGACCTAGTCACGCTCAACCAAGAGCTGGTGCGCAGCCGCGATATGGACGAAGTCGGCGGCCCGGCATACATCAGCGCCTTGACCGATGGCGTCCCGCGTTCCACGAACGTCGAGCACTACGCGATGATCGTGAAGGAGCTGGCGCAGCGTCGGTTGTTGATCGATGCTGGCGAGCGCATGGTCGATGACGGGTACGACACGAAAGTGCCGATCGATCAGATCGCGACCCGCGCCGACCGAACGATTCTCGACGTGCAACAAGGCGAGACCAGCGATCGGCTGCGGCCGCTGCAGGACACGCTCAGCGACATGCTCGACGACATCGCCTCGCGCGACAAGCTCCGCGGCCAGGTCACCGGCATCGAGACCGGCTACGCCAGCATCAACGAGCTGACGAGCGGCTGGCAGCGCGGCGATCTGATCGTCGTCGCAGCTCGGCCGTCGATCGGGAAGACCGTCTTCGTGCTCAACACCGGCGCGCACGCGGCCATGCACGGCGCCGGCGTCGTCGTGTTCTCGCTGGAGATGCGCCGGCGGCAGCTTGAGTTCCGCCTGCTGTCGCAGCTCTCGAAAGTGCCGGCGACGCGGATCACCGGCGGCTGGCTCGGCGAGCAGGACTACGAGCGGATGGTGCAGGCGACCAGTGTGATGCACG